AGCGTCAGTAAAGCCATATTCCTTGCCTGTAGAGATAACTTCTTGGGTGGTCTGCTGACTCCAATTAGGTATTTCCTTAGCGAGTTGTTCTTTACCTTTCCTTACTTGTTCTGCAACCAGTTGTTGCTGTTTAGTCAATGCTTCTTGCCGTTTGGATTCAAACTGTGAAACCGCACCGCTACGTTCTTGTTGTAGCTGATTATATTGGAAGAAAAGTTTTTGTGCCTCCACAAAATCACTATCAGACAACTTTTGCCAGTCCACGTCTTGATACTGTGCTAGTTGTTGGTCTAGTGCTGTGATCTTCGCTACATCTTCAATTAACATACTATTCAATTGCTGTTGCTCTTGAAATTGCTTAGTTGCACCATTAAGTTGTTCTTGTAGTGCTTCTAATTCTTTCCGTTGCTCTGCAACTTGTTGTGTCTTTTGAGTGTAGTCAAGTCCTTGTTGGGCTAATGCCACGACTTCGTCAAGAGGTTTCTCGACTTCCTCACCATTTACTTTTAGCTTAACGACTTCAGCAGTTTGTTCCTCATCAGAATCTTCTTCTTCGTCAGCCTCGGCATCTGGCTCGTCATCTTCGGTTTCCTCATCTTCAGGTTCTTCAACCTCCTCACCTTCTAATTCAGGTTCAGCAGATAATTCTTCCTGTTCCTCTTGTGGTTGATCTTCGTCCACTCTAGGTGGTTCGTTAGATATGTCACCAAGCATCGCTTCTAAACGACTTTGTGGTGACTCCATAGTTGGTTGGTCACTCATAATATTTCCTTTTTATTTGCTAGTTAGGTACTAGCACCCAGATAGACTAATGTCTAAATTCTTTATCCGAATACTCTAAACCTTTTATCTTCCACTTGGATTTTAGCCATCTTACCTGTTTGCATAACGTCAGTAAGTGCTTTCTCAATCTGTGATAAGGTTTGTAGAGCAATGACTAGGCGATTGTGTGTCTTATCATCACCTAATGGACTTGTATTCATTGCATCAATAATGTTGTTCTTTACGGTTTCAAATGCTTCGATATAGACTTTATTCTCTAATATCTTCTTAGCATCATCACCACGTTTAATTTCTGCTAATATCTTATCCGCCATACTGTGCCTTTATGTTAGCGATTGCTAAGTCTGTTTCGGCTTTTAATTGTGCTTTAAATCTTTCTAGCTCAGCCTGTGATGCAATCTTCTCACGTTCTATGAGTATATCATTGCGTGAACGTAATTGCTCTTGTTCCATATCGGCTTGATTTTTCTGTGCTTCCAACTGCATATCTGCTTGAGCTTTGGTTTGCTCAATTTGTAATTGTCCTTGGATAAGCTGTTCTTGTGGACTTGGCATAGCTTGTTGTGGTTGCATTTGGTTAGCAGGGTCATTCCAAAATTCTTCTGGGTTTTTAAATCCTGCGTTTTGTGTAAGTTTAGCCAACGCATTGTAAATCTTGCTAGGATCAGTAAGACCAGCTTGTAATGCTTCTTTTTGCATTTGTAGAATGTTTGTAAGGTGGAACATTTGTTGGTCTTTATTACCTGCACCTAAACCAACAGAGATAGATAAGTCTTTACGATTCTTCCACTCACGAGGGTCAATCTCAACCCATTGGTTGCGTAGTCTTACAATGTCAGGTTTAGTTACATTCTGACGAACTAAGCGATGTACAAGTAAGAATAAGTCTTTAATACCTGTTTCTGCAAATGTTCTAGCCACTAACTCTAAACGCTGTTGTGCTGCAGACATAATCTGTTGCACACCTGTTGCTGTTTTATTAAGTGAGTTGCTATCTAACCCTTGGTTGTATGCAGTCACACCTGTGCGTTTCTCTTTCATGCTATCCATGTATTCAACCATCGTGAATGAGGTTGGAGGGAATGGTGCATGAGATAAAGGCATTACAGCAGAACCTGGCTCACCTTGTACACGAACAATACCACCTGGTCGAGAGGTTAGCATATCATCTAAATTAACACGGTCAGACACCGCATAGCGACCATTGTTAGCCAAATACATATTATCTAACTGACCACGAATCAATGTAGATTTGATTAACTGAATGTCACGAGTTAAATCTGTGTATGAACGACCAATATGTCTGTGTGGCATAAGCATAGGTGTAATACAAGCAAATGGTACATGGTCACAAGTTTCTTCTTGATAGATGATTTGGTTGCCAATAATCACATAGCGTTTGCGTTCACCATCGACCATAAAGTATGTATCACGAACTAATATCTTGCCATCAGTTACAGCTCTGTCGTATTGTTCTTGGTAAATATCACGAGCATTAGACTCTAATTCAAACTCGTCATTGTCAGCGTTCATAATTTCTTGGACTTCTGATAAGTCCATATTGAATTGTTCTGCGACTTCTGCTGGGTCTTGTAGCTCACGATGTTGTACAAAACGTGCTGTATTTAAGTCTGTACCTGTACAGTCAACAGATACCATGATGTTTTCAGGTGATACGTTTTTAATGCAGATTTCACCTGACATTTCTCTGACTTTAATCTTAACGTCATGCAACATAGGTTGCATAAATGCTTGAGCCATTTGTTGTTCAGCAGAGATTGTGCCATCTGCTACATTAACATCTAATGGTGTTGCCATCTCAGGTGTGATAGGCATTGGCTCAACAGACGGATCAGGATATGCGTCATGCTCTAGTATTTCAATGTTGTCATCTTGTGCCAACATATCTAGCTGACCATCGGTTAGACCTCTGTATTCTTCTTCCTCGTATTCTTCGTATTCTTCGTAATACGCTTTTACATAACCATTCTTAGATAACAGAGCATCTTTCATCCATACATAAAAGATTTCAAACCCATTGTTCTTATCCATTACGATGTGATTAACGTAATCTGTTTCTTGGTCGGCTGCAGCTACATCTTCAGGATTCTTTGGCTCAAACCTTACAACTTCATCACCTGATACAAATACCTTTAGTAATTGTGGTAATGCTGATTCGATTGTGTCTTGTACATCATAAGATACAACCTGTGAACGACCATCGACTTCGTTACCAAAAGGCTCACCAAGATAATATTGGATAGCTTCTGCACGTTCTGCTGATAGCTGTGAGTCATTTATACCGTAAGCAATATTTTCCTCATTAACTATCTGATGCAATATTTCTTCATCGGTCATTGAATTTTGTTGTGCCATTAAACAATTCCTAAATTAGAATAATGTATCTCTTGACTTCCCCATGTTTCATTGGTCATTTTGTCTAAAGATACGTTCAAATACCTAAAAGCATCTGCTCCATGTGAATACTCATCGTGAACTGGTGAACCAGGTTCGTTAGTAGATGGACTGATACTTCGTCTGTAATGTTTTAAACAGTCGATTAAACGACTTGTAGATTTATCAAAGTATATACGATGGAAGTTCATACGGCTAACCTTGATACCAGACTCAACATCTAGTCTTGGCACAATGCGAACATCCCAACCATTTCTATTCATTATATCTTCTGCTGATATACCATGTTTAAAGTCTTTGGATTGACCGTCATGGGGTAGATACATTTGACCCCAATTATAAGGTAAGTTCTTTAGTTCAGCAGAATAACTGTCGAGTGTTCTGTGGTCATCTTCTATGTATTTAATAATACGAACATCTGACACACCTTTTTGACATAGGATAATTGACATAGAGTCATTCCAACCTAAGTCCATAACTACATGAACCTTTAGCTCAGGATCATAGGGTACGTTACATACTCGACCTTCTTCTTGTGCTTCTCTTATCTCATTAGCGTAGATAGCACCATCAACAGCAGACTTACATTCACCTAACCATATATTTTCGTAGTCAGGGTTATTAGCCTCTGCGTGTTTTCGTTCTTTTTCTAAAACATCAGGAAACCAAAGGTTATCAGTATAATTAATTTTAACAACTTTAGAATCACTCGGTGGACTTATCACAAAACGCTGGTAAGTATCGTCAGTGTCCAAGTCAGGGTTGAAAGAGACCCATATCTCTGAGTCCGGTTTCCTAATAGTAGGTATGAGGATATCCCATGATTTTTTTGATATCGTTTGTGCTTCTTCGCACCACACAACATCAACACCCTCAAATGATTTAATACTTTCTACTGTATTATTAGCGAGGCCTGTGAAGTTTATTTGACTTCCATTCATGCCTCTTATTTCATTTTCAAGCACTTCATAAAATGCACCATATCCTAAAGACT